CAGCTGAAGTTCCTGGAGAACGCTGTGCCAGAGCTGTACCGCGAGCTGCGTCGGTACAAGAAGAAGGTGGTGCAGTCCAACAACGGTCCGTTCGTCACGGACATGCCCAACACACGCGGCGAGGTCCACAGCTGCCAATGCCTGGAATACCTCTGTGCCTATGAGCCGCAGTACCACCAACCGCCAGCCCGGCCAGGCCCTGAGCCGTGGTATGTCAAATGGCGAGCCGAGCGTCTGAAACGTCAGGGCGATGACGGAAAGGGATACGTATGCCTGGGACCGACGAAAAAGTGAACTGGAAGATGCCGGCCGCCTCCGTGGGCGACACGGTGCTGTATCAGGCCCATGAGGGGTCTGATCAGGTGATGGCGTTCGTCATCAAGGTGGGCCAGGACACGCTCACCCTCTGGGCCCTGTCTCCAGGGTACGGCGGGGTGGAGAAGCCCAGCGTCCGCCACCGGGACGATCCTCGCCTGGACGACAGCACGGAATGGCGGCGGTTTGGCACTTGGACCTACGCCCCGCGGGATCCGCGTGTCGCCCAGCTTTCCGAGCGGGTTGCGATGCTGGAACAGAAGGTGCGGGGCAATAAGCAGTAGCCCAGGGCCCTGCCATGCAAGAACACCCGCTCCGGCCAATCGTCCAGGGTTGGCTGGAAAAGATCGAACTCGCCAAGGAACACAAACGGCCTTTTCAGGAGGACGCTGATGAGGCCATGCAGTTCTATGACGGCGAGAACGCCTGGATGTTCCGCAATGACTACACGCGGGGCGTCAAGGGGTTTGTGAAGGGCCTGGCACCGCCGGCCTTCCGGATGACCATCAACCGCGTCTGGGAGGCTGTTCGCCTCTTCGGTGCGGTCATCCATCACCGCAATCCGGTGCGGAACGTTACGGCTCGCCAGTACCCCATGGTGAGCCCGCAGATGCTGGGGATCTTTCCCCAACCTCCCGTGCCGCAGATGGGGCCTGACGGCCAGCCCGTCATCGGCCCGGACGGCCAGCCGGTGATGATGCCTGATCCGGGCATGCAGATGTACCAGCAGCTGGTCCAGCAGACCCAGTTCCTCTCTGAGAAGCGTGGCGTCATCGCCAAGCTCCTTGAGGAGTACCTGAACTACACGCCCAACGAACTGCACCTCAAGGACCACAGCCGCAAGGTGGTGGACGAGGCGCTGATCAAGGGTGCCGGGTGTTGGTTCACGGAGTTGTTCCAGTTCCCAGGAACGGAAACCCGTGTCGCCGGTTCGTTCTATGAGACGTTCGACGCCGTCCTCTGGGATCCGGACGCAGACGACCAGCAGGACATCCGCTGGATCGCCCGCCGACGCACGCACTCACGGGACTTTGTCGCCCAGAAGTTCGGCGTCCCGGAAGAAGACCTGAAGGGCCACAGTGAGTCCTATGACTCACGTAGCCGCCGCCGTGAGGTGGGCTACGAAAACAAGAAGAAGAACGGCAAGACCAACGACCTCGTCACGTACTGGGAAATCTACAGTAAGACGGGGTTCGGAGATCGCCTGAAGGATGCGGACCAGAAGCTCCGTGGCAAGTTCGACGCCCTGGGGGACTTCTGCTACATCGTCGTCTGCGAGGGCGTGCCGTATCCGCTGAACCTGCCGCCGGACATCATCCAGGACGAGGTGGACGAGAGCGGTCTGCCGCAGCGACTGTTCCAGGCGGCTCAGTGGCCCATCCCGTTCTGGGTGGAGCCGGACGGGTGGCCCTGCACCATCCTCCAGTGGCACGGCAAGCCGGGGTATTCATACCCCATCTCGCTTATTAAGCCAGGCATCGGTGAGCTGCGTTTCATCAACTATGCGATGAGCTTCATAGCCACCAAGATCGCCACCTCCAGCCAGACGCTCATCGGCGTTGCCAAGGCCGCGGACAACGACCTGAAGGCCAAGATCCTGGATTCCGATGATTCCGGCTTCAAGATCGTTGAGATCAGTGAAGCGATCGGCCGTTCGGTGAATGACGTGATCAGCGTCTTTAACCTTCCCGGTGTGCCGAATGAGCTGTTCCAAATTGTGGCCGAGGTCACCAACCTGTTCGACCGGCGTGTCGGTCTGACAGAGCTGATTTACGGCATGTCCAGAAATCAGTTCAGGTCAGCCGCAGAAGCCGCCGTGAAGAGCGAGCAGATATCAGTCCGGCCAGACGACATGGCGAACCAACTGGAAGACGCCATGTCCCTCCTGGCCCGGAAGGAGGCGTTCTGTGCCAGGTGGCTGGTGCAGCCGCAGGACATCGCCCCGCTGCTTGGCCCCATGGCTGCGGGCGCGTGGCAGATGCACGTCCTGGCAGCGAGCCCGGACGAGATCGTCCGTGAGTTCGACTACCGCGTTGAGGCCGGCAGCGCCAGGAAGCCCAACAAGGGGACCAAGGTCGAACAAATGAACCAGGCCCTCCAGGTCATGATGCCCGTAGCGCAGGGCATGCTCCAGGCTGGGCAGCCGCAGCTGTTCAACGCACTCCTGGAAGACTGGGGACGATCCATGGACATCGACGTGGCACGGTACATGGTCCCACCGCCTCCGCCTCCACCTCCACCGCAGGAGCAACAGAATGCCAATCCCCCAGCAGGTGCTTGATGCCGGTCCGGAGGCGGTGCGGACCTACAAGGCCGCCCTGCCCTACGGCGAGAAGTGGGCGTCGATGTGTGCGCTCCAGTGTCCCCCCGGCACCAAGGGAACGGACCGGGCGTTCAATCAGGGCCGGTACAACCAGCAGCAGTTCGATGACATGCCCAAGCTGATGGCGGAACACATGCTCCGCGAGGCCCGCGAGGCGGGGATCAGCACGGCCGGCAAGCAGTACGTGGGCGGTCTTGCAGACAAGCGGGCTCACAAGGACCCGGAGGCGTGGGTCGATTCCACGGCCGACATCGTCCGCGTGGCCCGGAAACGCAATCTGACCGTGGAGGGGATCGTCAGCCACAAGGGCATTCCTGTTCCTCCCAAGCGGGCGCCGCTGTCCGAGAAGATCATTGCCGAGGACATGCGGCGCTACCGCAAGCTCCATCCCAACAAGAAGGCGGGCGAGCTACGGGAGATGATCATCGCCAAGCACTCCTATCGACCGAAGGGTAAGTGACATGCCGTCGATCAAAATCTCCTCGCTTCCGGTCGGTGCCGCAGACCCAAACGCCATACTGATCATCAACAACGCCGGCAACACGCAGACCCAGCGTGTGACGGCTGGGGCGATTGCGGCACTGTCTGGTCCGGTCCATTCGGTAGCCGGGAGGACTGGAGCGGTAGCCATCACGTCGGCCGACATCAGCAACTTCAACACGGCAGTGGCTGTGGTCGCCGGTACGGCTTCGCCCGTGGCGTCTGTGAACGGCGTCACGGGGGCCGTGAGCCTCAACGCCACATCAATCGGCGCAGCCCTGGCGTCTCACAGTCATTCGACCGGAGACATCACCGGCTTCAATAGCGCCGTGGCTATCGTCGCCGGAACGGCTGCCCCGGTCACGTCAATCAACGGCTTTACGGGGGCGGTCAGTCTGAACGCGACAACGATTGGTGCCGCCCCATCGTCGCACAGTCACAACTCAACCGCGGTGACAGACTTCGTCACTGCCGTGGCTACAGGAGAGCGATGGGCCACCGTGACGATCAGCAACTCCGTGATTTCCACGGTAGCCGACGTGTACCGCCTCACCTCGTCAACCAACACCCAATTGCGTGGCATCACCAACGCCGTGCGTGACGGGTCCACCAGGGCCACGTTCGTCAATGTGGGAGTCAACAACGTCACGTTCGTCCACAATCACAGCACCGACTCTGCGGCGTTCCTGTGCCCGGGTGGGGTGAACTTCTCACTGGGCGAGAACCAGTGGGCTCACGGGCGCTACGACCCAACCAGCCAACGCTGGCGAGTGGTGCCCAACTGCTGCGGCGGAACGTGATCGGCCAGCGGCTACTCCGCATCGGCAGCCTGCTGTTGCGTGCGCCATTGCGCAGCGGCGTGGCGATGGCCCGCGCGGCCCAGGCAGACCGCGTCGAAGACGCCGTCCTGGAGTCATGGATAGCCGAGGAGGCGGAGAAGCGTGGCGTCAGCCTTCCCAGGAGGTCCGTGTCTCGCATCCTCGCCATGGCCAAGCGAGCCGCCAGGACCAAACGGCCCGGCAGGCTGGCGGTTGTGTGCTGCCACTTCAATCCAGCCAACTGGTCCAGGCCAAGGGACAACTACCTGCGGTTCCTGCACTCCATGGAGTGGCACGGAGTGCCTGTTTTCAATGCAGAGGTAGCGTTTCCTGGGCAGGAGTTTCCAACAACCGACGCCTTCCTCCAGATCCACGCACGGGATGGACAGGCCATCTGGCAAAAGGAGCGGCTGATCAACCTGCTGGTGGAGGCCCTCCCAAAGGACTTCACGCACATAGCCTGGATCGATGCCGACATCCTGTTCCTGGACAGGGACTGGCCCTCCAAGACCATGGCGGCATTGGCTGAGTATCCGGTGGTCCAGCTCTGGAACCACTGGCACTGCTGTGACGAGGACGGTGCGGTGGTCCAGGTCCTGGCCGGCGTGGGGCCGATGGCAGAGCGATACATGGGGGCAGGAGTGAGTTCCCCTGGCGGGGCCTGGGCGGCAAGGAGGTCCATATTCCCTCTCTATGACAAGCACATCGTCGGCTCCGGGGACGCCATGTGCCTGGAGGGATGGATGGGCCTGGAGCATTCCCGTTGCCTGGGCCGGATGAGCGAGGCAATGAAGCGTGACTACGAGCCCTGGGCCAAGACGGCCTGGAGCAAGGTGGGCGGGAACATCGGAGCCCTGAAGGGCGAGGCGTTTCACCTCTTCCACGGAACCCGTCAGGACAGGCAATACGTGGACCGCTGGCAGCCCGTGATCAACGCTGGATTCGATCCTGTGGAACACCTCCGCGTTGCGGACAACGGACTCCTGGAGTGGACCGACTCCGCCCCGGACGGCCTGCGTGCCTGGGTCCGCAGGTACTTCGCAGCCCGCAATGAGGATGGCGGGCAATAGATAACGGAGTGCGCCATGAGCAGAAACCGCCTTCAACTCCGCCGGGGTCTGGCGGCGACCTGGACAGAGCGCAACCCGGTCCTGCTGGCGGGCGAACTCGGTTTGGAACTGGATACCAACCAGTTCAAAATTGGTGACGGTGAAACGGCGTGGAATGCCCTGCCGTACTACACCGCCTCCGCCAGCCTGGACAACATCACTGAGTTTGAGCTGACCAGCGTCCAAACGGGTGATGTGCTGCGTTACTCGTCAGGGAAATGGCGTAACTATCCAGAGCAGGAAGTTGTCAACGGAGGTGATTTCTAATGGCTACGCTGCGGATCAAGAGGCGTGCGACCGGCGGTGCGAGTGGGGCGCCCAGCACGCTCGCCCAGTCAGAGCTGGCGTTCTCTGAAGTCGATGACATCCTGCACATCGGCAAGGGATCCGGCGGCGGTGCGTCCGTTCTGGCCATTGGCGGGCCTGGGGCGTTTCTCAGCCTGACGGCCACGCAGACGGCCAGCGGCACCTACACCTACTCCGGAACAGTCAACCTGTCCGGGACGTTCAAGATCGGCGGTACAGCGGTCACCTCCACTGCGGCAGAGCTGAATACGCTGGCCGGCGTCACGGCCGGCACCGCTACAGCGTCCAAAGCCCTGATCGTTGATGCCAACAAGGACATCAGCCTGGGTACGGGTGACCTGTCCTGCACCGACGTGACCGCCAGCGGCAACGTCAGCGGCACATGGAACGGCACGGCCATTGGCGTGTCCAAAGGCGGCACCGGCCTGACTTCCGCAGCCAAGGGGACCGTGTTGGTCGCCAATGACACAAACACCATCAGCGCCCTGGATGGCGGCGGCACCAGCAACGGCGTCCTGTACTACACGGCCAGCACCGACACCATCGCCTGGGCGACGGAGTTGGACGGCGGCAGCTATTGATGACCATCAAGATCAAGCACAAGCGTGGCACCGCCTCTGCGGTGGCGTCGGCTAACCCCACGCCAGCGGCCGGGGAGCTTGTGTTTGAGACCGACACCCGTCGGTTCAAGTTGGGTGACGGCAGCACCGCATACTCCTCGCTCTCCTATGTCACGCCCTACGTGACGGCGACCGACAAGTTGCTGGGCCGCTCCTCCGCCGGCGCCGGCAGTGTGGAGGAGATCACCTGCACGTCGTTCGGTCGTTCCTTGATTTCGTCAGCCGATGCCCCTGCGGCACGCACCACGCTCTCCGTGCAGCCGACAGCCAGCCCTGCGTTCACCGGCGCGGCGACGTTTGCCAACACGGGCGACGTGGTCCCGCTGACCGTGACGAACACAGGAACCGTCAACTCGTTCGTCGTCAACGACGCGAGCGGCGACTCCGACCCATTTGTGATCGATGCGGCTGGGCGCATTGCGATCGGCGCTACCGCTGCGTTTTCCGACTCGCACAAGTTCGCCATACTTGGCGGCCTACCTTCATCGGCAGGCGTGACTGCCGGATTTGTGTTGCGTGTATTGGTTCCGTCCAGCAGCACAAACAACTTCATATCTTGTTTGAGCAACATTGGAACAGAGGCGGCTTCCTATACGGTCAACTCGCTTGAGCATTACGCGGCAGCGCAGCAGTCATTGGGCGCTGGATCGGCCATTGGGAGTCAGTACGGTTTCGTCGCGAGGGATTCACTCACTGGAGCCACAAACAATTTCGGTTTCTGGAGCAACATCGCCAGTGGAACCGGGCGGTGGAACTTCTACGCCAACGGGACGGCGCAAAACTATTTTGGCGGGCAGGTCACCGTCGCATCGCCGCTCGTCCTCACTGGCACCGTCGCAGGCAACGTGCGGCAACTGCGGATGCAGACAAGCGGCAGCACTCGCTGGGAAGTGGGTCCGGGATTCGACGCGGAGAGCGGCAGCAACGTCGGGTCCACGCTCTGGATCACGCGATGGTCGGACTCTGGTGCGTTTTTGGGTACGCCGATCGCCATTGCACGGGCGACGGGTAACGTCACGCTAGAGAATCAGTTGACCGTGTCCTCTGGAATGTCAGTCACAGGCACAGTGTTGGTGGGAATCTCAACGGCCTTTGACAGCACAAGCAACATCCAGATCGGTGCCGCATCCAATCCGGGAATCGGTATTGCCAGAACAGCAACACCGAGCAACACAAACTCAATAGCAGGAATCAACGGCACAGCATACGACGGCGCTGCATATGTCGCTGGCGGCACAATCAATTGGCGTGCAAACGAGAACTGGTCGTCCACCAATCACGGCACCGACATTCAGTTCCGCGCTACGCCCGCAGGGAGCGGAGGGGCGCTCACAGAAGTGCTGCGAATCACTGGCGGCGGTCAAACGCTCGTCACCGCAGGCAGCGGCAGCAGCGGCTCCTACAAACCGGGCTTGGCGATCAGCGGCGACGACGACACGGGCGTGATGCAGACGACATCCGGCGGCGCTAATACGCTGTCGCTTGTGACGAACAGCACCGAGCGGGTGCGGGTGGATGCGTCGGGGAATGTGGGGGTTGGGACGAGCCCTGCTGCGTTGTCTCAGTTGCATCAGGCAGGCACTTATCCGACATCCAGCAACGCCACACAGGTGATCAGGCAGTCTGGGACGATACCCAGTGGTACGACC